AACCCAAATCTTCAAATGGTTCAGCGGCATCAAGTCGTTGTATCTTATAAAGTACACGAATATCTGCACCTGCCATCTGTACAGCATCAAACAATACTTTCAGTGCTGTTGCAGAGTTTGCCAAGATGACTTTCTTCGTAATGTAAATTGCGGAGTTGTTATCACCTTCTGATTCTGTCATTGGATGATATTTCGTGAATGTAGTGTTCACGTCCGCAGAACTGTTAATATCATTCAATCGACTACTAACTGCTACTGCAAACATTCTCTGTGTATCAATTACTGGTGACACGTTATCCTTCGTTGAAGATAATGTGTTCACAATTCTCAATGACTTATTACTAGATAACTCGTTTGTCTCGTTGATTGGTGAACAAATGAGATACGGTGCATCAAAGTAGTAATCTTCGTTTAATGGAATGTCAATAGCACTTGTAGTGCTCATTCTAGTAAATGATGTTTGTGTTGATCCAACAGTTGTTCCCGTTGTAGCCTGTAATTTAGATGTTATCTCAGTATAAGGCAAGTCCATTGTTTGTACGATAGGTTGTAGAACATCATATGAGATATTCTTAGTGACATAAACTTCTGTACCACCACCACCTGTCGTTGTCGTTGCACTTGTAGTTGTGTTAATAATGAAACTATCTAGTTCTGGATTCTCAACAGCAGTATGTACTTTGTTAATTTCAATCAAAGGAATACCAGCAAACATATAGAGTTTCACAATACTGTTATCATCATGTGCGGCCGCAGTTGTGTTTGTGCCGTCACCATTAACTGTGCCTCTAGTACAACCAGTTAGACCTGTTGTGCCAGATTTGCCGGTGTAGGTAATAAGTTCTTTATCAATCTTGACTGTACCGGCCGTTGGAAAGTTTGTAACATCGTCACAAGTAATCGTCGTGGCAGCATCAGTTAGAGCACCATTCAATGCTGTATTACCAATATCTGAAATGACACCTTTAATTTCCACATTGTTATTCGTGGCATGGTTCATATGATTGATAAACTTAACCTTAACTTTACTCTGACCACTAACTGCTTCAAGAGGATTCTCTGATAGTTTTGGAATCAAACCGTTACCACCACCAAGAGCAGTTTCTGATTCGGTGAATGCTTCGTTTACCATTGTAAAGGAACCATTGACTGAGGTATCGAACACAGCTCGTCGTAGTGTAAACTTCATATCTTCATACTGTGAAGCGGTCCATGTCGATGCGTTCTGCGACTTGAATAGTGATCCAAGTGTTGGTTGTGTAGAGATAGCTCGTGAACCACCAATGTCTATTTCACCAAGTCGAGAAATCCAAATCTTGTATTCGGGACTATCAGATGCAACAACGATACAATATTCTGTATTGTTATTCAAATAAACAGGACCAGGAAATACGAACTTCGTTGCCGTTGTTCCGTCAGTAGCATTTACACTTACATCTGCTGGGTTCAAATATTTTCTAGATAATGGTAATACCTCTTGTGATGGGTATCCATTTTTCATTGATCGTAGTTCAACCCATACAGGTAGAGTATCGTCTTTGTGTGAGAAGAATATATCAACACTCGTTACAAAGATACCACCTTCTTTATCCACCATGATACTTTGGGCAAGTGGGTCAAACCAACCTCCAACATTTGTACCACCACTTGTTCTTGTAATCTGTCGTGTTTCAGTCACATCTCGTTGTGTGATTGAAGCATTACGAGTTGCCATAATCAGTTCTTGTTTAGTCTGTTTATGACCAATCGCCATGTATTCTTTTTCTGCTGATGTATCTACAAACCCAACAGTCTGACTATTAGTAGCACTATCAGTCAAACGGAATGTTCTACGACCGATACGAAATCGTTTTGTATCAGTATTCGGAAGTTTGAAACGCCCATTCAATGTACCAACACTATCTGTTATCAATGGGTTGCCGTATGTCTGGTCGTTTACAGGTGTAGTTGCCAACCAGTTCTGTGCCTCGTCATACTGATTGCCCGTGTTACGAGTAATACCTGTAAATGTCGTCGATGTCTTACCGGTGTAGGTCATCTGTTCTTGTTTGATAAACCCAACACCGAATGGATCAACTTCTGTTGTATCACCGACACCAATCGTACCAGTATCAGGGAACCCAGTAGTTGAAGATACTGTAAGTGTAGTATCTGCCTTAGCAAATGGTGAAGAAATCACTGTATCAGATGAACTATTACCAATTGGTTTAACATCTGCGTTTACATCGACACCATCAAAGAAGGCATAAACTCTTGTGTTTGGTTTTAAACCTGTTACATTGAAGTTGATATCTCTTGAACGCATCCAAGGCACAATCTCAATATTAGTTACACGATCACCAGCACTGATGTTATCAATACGTTCTACTAGTCGTGTTTCTGAGCCTGTTCTATTCTGTCGAACATCAACAGACGACCAACTTGATTCTACTCGACGGATAAGGTTACGTTCACGACCAGAACCATTTGGATTTCTTTCGATTCGTGAACTAGAACCGCCTCGTTGGTTGCCTGTCCAAGTATCGTTCCAAGAGTTCCAGACTGTACCAAGAGCACCGGCCTCTGTCTGTTCACGGAGCATCTGTTCGTAGTTACCTTCCACGTTGATTGTGATAGAAGGAATACGGTCATCGTCCATCCAAACATCTGTTTCTGGTTCTAATACTAAGTTACCAATCCACTGTGTTACAAAGTATGGGTTTACACTTTCTACCCTACTTGCATATGGTTGAACCATCTCATCTGACTCTGAATATTTTAGAGTAATGAGATCACCTGTCTTTTGATAACCCAAAGCACTTCTTGATGAATCGGATGTTGCTTCTTCTATTAGGTCAACACCAGATTGTACACCAACTGGTCGTAAATGGCCTTTACCTGGATCCATAGAAACATGATAATCTTTATGCGATGAGTTACCTACATTGTGGCCATAGAAGTTATCAACAACGAATCCAGACTTAAATCGGTTCATACCGTCACCGTCTAGAATCATAAACGAATCTGTTTCTCTTTCTAGTAGACCAAGTGTTGTTGAGTATTCAAGTTTAGCAATACGAGTTTCTAGTTTGCTAATGTCTTTCATCGTGTACCCTTTATTGTTTAGATACTCAATGCCAACATCTTCTGGTTTAAATGTATATGCGGGAATAAACAACCTACCAATCAACATATTGATATTATCTGTTGCTGGAAAAACTGGTACTTCTGCGGGTGTACCTTTTGAGATAATGAAGTTACCCTCTTGATCAAGATAGAGCAAGTCATTACGACCAAGATAGAAATCAAAGTCGGCAGTGATGTTATCGTCGGGTGCAACTAAGTTACCGGCAACAGCACCTGTACTCTCAAAGTCTTTATTCTCAAAGGCAAATGGAGAAGTTGATGGTGTTGTCTGATCGTTGACTCTAGGACGAAAGTCTAAAGAGTCTGCTAATGAATACTCGCCGATGGGTGCTCTTGAGTCTAGGTCGACTCTTGATGCTGTATAGTATGGAATCTCATCATAGTCAATCTGACCTGTGTAAGAATCAACTGAGAAGTAATCGCCAGTGCCGTGTGTAAAGTAGTCATAGATAATCAACAGACGACCTGTTGGTACAGGAGCGCCTGGTTTTCTGACGATACGGCCTAGATCATAGAACGAGTCTCGTTGCCCAGTGTCTAGATCAAAACTACTTGTTACATTTCTATCACCAGCAGCAGTTGCTGATACACTTGCTGTAAACCCAGAAGTACCACCAGTGATTGTATCTAGTGTCGTGAAGGTGCCAGTAAGTACAACATACTTTAGTGTACTTGCGGCATCTGAAATAACACGACCTGTTGCACCAGTAGAACTACCTGTAATAATCTCACCAGTAGTAAATGTTCCTGTTGCACTTGTAGTTGTTAGTGAAGGTGGAACAGCATCTGTGGCATTACTTGTTGATTCGTAAACACCGTGTAGTTTATTAACGTCAGCATACGATAACGAAATCGTTGCATCGCCCAATCGTTCACCATACACGTTCTGTCTTGTACCACCACCAACATGAGACTGAATCTGTTTCTGTGTCATCTTCTGAGCAGTCTTAGAACGCTGAGAAGAAGTGGCGATGTTGATTGAACCCATAAGTTCAACCTGAGTATTGTTACCCATTACTGTGCCGTCAGTAATCGTAAGTGTATTAGTACCACCACCTGTAGCAGTACCTGTAATCGGAACAACATCACCAATTGCAGCACTACCACCAGCACTACCTGTAACCGTTAGTGTGTAGTTACGAGCAACTGATGGTGCGGCCCAAGTCTGACCAGCGGGTAGTGTAAATGTTGCTACACCAGAACCAGTTGCTGTTGTTGTAAACTGTTTTCTGAAAACATAACTTGTATCTGTTGCACCACCACTATCAAGAAGTGTCTTGATATTGTCTTTGGGCATTTTGTAAACAAGTACAGTTTCTTCAATCTCTTGAATGGCACCACGAAGCCGTTTCATTGGAACCTTTGTTAAGTTGTTTGAAACAGCAGAGCTCAATGTGAGAGCAAGATTACTTGCAATATTTGTTACTCGTCTTTCTTCTTGAGCACCAGCCGCACCAGTTGGTAGTGAAACAATATCACCAACAACTAGGTCGGATAAAAACTCTGTACCAAATCCAGTGACTGCTGTAGTGGTAACGTCAATTGTACCACCAAGAGTTTTACTTTCTGTTAGATTGATATCAGCAGTATAGTCTAAACCCGTTGTTGTGTCCATAAAGACTTGTTTTACGTCACGACCAAAGTTCTTAGTCGTTACACTTGAAATCGTACCGGCAACTGTATTCGTTGTTACACTAGAGGTAAATGCTTCACCTGTGATGAAGTCGCCTTGTACCTGCATCAACTGGAATGTTGTTGCACTTGAAATACTGGCAACTACAACACCTGTAGCACCGGACGTTGTTCCTGTGATAACAGCTTTTGCAGTCAATGTGTTATTGCTACTGACTACAAGTGTTTGGAATAGTGTAATGTCAAACAGATAGTGATGATGAATAGCTGCAACATTACCCTGAGTACCTGAGTAGTATTCAAAGGCCCTTGATCGGGCATAACCAATATTAGACCCAGCAGATGAACCGCGACTTGCCGTTTGTTGGTCGTATAGTTTTACCAACTTGAACGGGTCAATAGTAGAACCAACCAAACTAACGTCAGGTTGTCCATAAACATTATCTACCTTGACATAGTTACCAAGACTTGCGGGTACAGTATCGTTCTGAATATTCTTTGTTGTTCTTGCTTTGTCTATGTTGACAAATGATGTATTCTGTAATTCTGTCTCGTAACCATCGACATACGCCTTACCTGGCGAAATAACCAAAGTGTTCTTTGTTTCTACACCACCCTGTGCTGCTGTATAGACGCCACGGTTAATTCCGTCATCTAGATTCTCTCTGGCCTCAATATCAAAATGCTTGACAATGTAGTTACCAGACTCATCATCGGTTCGTCGTGCAATCATATCTTGCACAACACTATATTCTGTAAACTTTACTCGCCGTTCGATTACACCATTATTGACACGAACAAGCTCAATAAAGTTAGAGTCATCTGTTTCTGTTAAAGTTTTCTTAGCAAGTGTTAGTGTGATCTTGAGTCTATGGGCGCCTTTGGCAGCATAGTTAGATGAACCCTGTGCGTTGTCTAATAGAGAACCATCAGTTTCGGGTGTTACCAATGTCTCGGTAATTTCCCAACCAACACGATAAGATGGTGTGCTTGAATATTTGTCTAGAACAACAGTCTGTTCTGTGTTCTGCACCATGAACCCACGAACAAAGTAAACACCAGCAAGAACTTTGACTGCTGAACCTGTTGCGTTCGCACTTGTTGCTGCCGCAGAGGCAGACACTACACCAGAACTGTAAGATGAAATTACCTTATTGGCAGAAATACTTTCGCCGTCTGTAAATGTTGCCGTTGAGTTGTCTGAGGTACTTGGTGTTTGATATTTTACAAACAAAGTATCAGGATCGCCAGTTGTAGAATCTGCAACACTGTAACCAATAACCTTTGCAGTCACACCGGATGTGGCACCTGTGATAATGGCACCATCATACTGAGACAGATAAGTTGCTACTGTACCAGAACCAAATGTTGATTGCAACTTTAGTGCATAGTATTTGCTATCGTAACCAACACTACCAGGAATGACAATAGTGCCTTCCTTGAACATATGGTTACCAAACTGTTCTATCTGATTTTGTAGAATAGTTTGTAGTGAGGTTAGTTCTCTTGCCTGAACTGCAAATCCAGGACGAAACAACACACGATAAAAATCGTCCCCTTCCTGGAAATCGTCAAAATAAGGTGAAACGTTGAAGTTAGTTTTTGCTGGCATTATGCGGCCCGTCCGTAATACTTACCACCCTTTGCATAGTGATGTTTATTTCTTTCATACCAAGTTTTTCGGTATTCTAAAATGTTATCTCCCATTGATACTCCGCCTTTGTAGTTTGGGTTACCTTCGCCATCGTGAACGCCAGGTTTCTTCATATTACTTGTGTCCTTCACTTTAGTTTCTTTCTTTCTGGTATTACCCATCGCTTTCTCGGACATTAGTTTCCGAGATCGCATCATATGTTTCTTGCCATATAGAGGATGACTCATATCTTTACCGTCATCATCCAATACTGGGTCTGTTCTACCTTCTGGAACTGTCTCTCTAAACTTACGAGCCAGTTCGTTTCTCATTTCTAGTTCCCAATCTTCCATATTGCTAAAACTCGATGATAAGCTTTATATTTTCCGTCTGGTCACTTGCCCGAGTAATAGGCACTCTGTTCTCAGCATAGATTGTGTCACCACTATAGTAGTCAATCTCAGGATTGTTTACTGTTGATACGGTACCTGTTGCACCGCCGGCGCCTGTTATCGTTTCTGCTGCAGCAAAATCAGTTTCATCGCCGTTGGCATCTACGCCTGTCCATTGTGTCTGAATGTATTTGAGTACCTTTGTGGTGGAATCAAAATCTACAACTAAACCTTTGGCGCCCGATGTACCACCTGTAATAACTTCATCATTTACAAATGAACCTGGTGATCCAGAAAACGTTACGGATTTTAAGGCAGCCCGAGTGTCAGCACTACAGATAGTTGTTGTACCAAAGTCAAATGGATCACGAACAACACCAATACGTCTGAAGTCTTGGTCAACTACAAAGTCACCAGAACCTGCTGTGCCACTTAGAGTTGAGTTTGTCATTACATAAAAACCACCAAGTTCTTCAATTGCATCTTTACCGTGGCCACCTTTAGGACCAATAATCGGTGTAACAACAGCAGAAGTTGATGGAGTACCGATACCTGAGATAGAATCTATCTTACAGTCGGCAAATGTGTAACCTGTACCCGCACCAACAGCAACGACTGCTGTTACTGCACCACCGGATACGGTTACTGTAAATGTTGCTGATGTACCATCACCTCGAAGTGTCTGTGTTGAGTATGTTCCGTTAGTGTAACCAGCACCACCATTAGCAATATGATAATGCAATACTGAACCATCGGTTGCAGCAGCAGATACAGTAGAGTCTGTATGAACTGCCATAAAATCTGTTGTGAGAAAACTTGAAGTTTCTGTTGCAGTTAGTGAATACATATATTTCCAAACATAACCATCACCAGTAGTAAACTCACTCGTAGATGTTCCTGAAGGTTCTACTGTAGATGCTGTTCCACTGTTATTGGACATACATTTGTATACATTTCCAGCAGAACTTCTAACATACATTTTTGTTGTGGTTGCAAACATATCAGTACCACCAGCAACCGTTGTTACTGTTGCAGAGTTGACTGTTGCACCATAATCGCCACGATAATAATCGTATACCGTGCCCGTTACCCAATCGTGTCTGGGTACCGCATAAGACACATCACTTGCGGTTATCTTTTTAGCCGCAATCATGTCTCTATAATACATCATTTCGTCAACAACATTATCTATTGGACTTGCCGGAACACTATCCGTACCACCGCCCGTACTAGTTGAAAATGGTTGTGGTCGACCTACGAAAAGATAATATGTCGTGGGTGTTGCTTCTCCAAAAGACTCATAAAATTGAAGAGCGTTGTTAATTCTAAATTTGTTTGTTACGATTGCTGGCATAGCATTATTTCCTAAAAATATTTATTCTATACTATTTATAACTTTCCGTTAGGTCTTATAAAGAGTAATCTCTGTAGGTGGAGTTATATTGTTTTTTCTATCAGGATAGTTTGTAAAGTCGCCGATTGATAGAGTTGTACCTTGATAGTCTTTGGTCAAGTCCATAATACGGTTACCCGAGACTTGTTTTTGGTTAATAGCCCATCTTACAGAATCTAAACGAGCACCCGAAGTGTGGGAACTAGCTGATGTGCCGTGTTGGCCGCGAGTACATCCTGTAAGATCATTTGTAGATTTACCCGTGTAATCTATAAGTTCGTTATCTATCTGTATTGTGCCAGAATTAGGATAATCTGAAGCGTCTGTAACTGCAATGGTACTACTACTGGAACCAATGTTACCATTAAGTGTGCTAAGCGGCACACGAGCAACATATACATCATGGCTTCTAAATGTTAAAGAGGAAGTATTAGATTTAACCATACTATCCATAAATTTTATATCTTCAATTGTTCCCAGTGTTGGTTGAGCAATACCCAAACCAGAAAGATTAAATTGATATTCGATATCCATAACATGATTTAATGTTCTGTCTCTTTTACCTTTAAGACCGAATATTTCAATAGTAGTTGCGGTTACACCCGAAATACTGCCGGTAATAGTTTCTGACGTTTGAAATATTCCAGAAATTGGCACATAGGTTATGATACGAATACCTTCGTCGCTAGTTTCTTCTTTGGCCACTTTAGCAGTTGCCCCAGAAGTGCCGCCGATAATTGTTTCATATAAAGTAAATGCTGAACCAGAAGAGATATGTATTGCTGGATCATAAAGTCTTTGTTTATCACCCGGTTCATTTGCTTCTAACATTGGCGAAGGATTAAGTGGAGCTTGATCTGTAGTACCCAAACGCATACCAAACAATGCTTGGAAAATAATACCAAGTGCTGGACCAAGACCCGCAACAGATGTTATATTAGCAAGTTGTGTTAGTTTAGTTGCAATGTCAACCTGACCAAATACAGCCCAACCCGCCGGGTGTACAGTAGATAGAAGATCATCTCGCCAAGTTGCGATTGATGATGCAGTTTTAACTACATAAGAATAATCTTGCCAGTAATAACTATCCTGAATCTTTTTAGATGAATCTGAAATAAATCCATCCTCATTAACAAACTTGCCACTACGATCTACAACAGCACTAATTTTGCCAGGAATATTTGTTTCAGTATAAGAATTGATTAAAGCTATTTGAGATGATGATAATCCCCTTACACCTTCGTTTTTTTGGAAAGGTGTGGCGCTTAACTGATCCATCTTTATGATACCAGTAGCATTGTCTTGTGACTTAAATCGTGCTGTGGCACCCGATGCCAAACCAATAACAGTTTCGTTTAGTGTAAATGAACCACTTATTTGGGTCATCAAAAAGTTAGATGTGGTATCAAACAATAAAGATTCTTGGTCCGTATAATGAGCGCCTTGGTTGATGATATTGATAGATGCGATATCACCAACACCCGTACCCTTTGCCTTTACAGAACCATTTGATCCCTGAGCAGATGTAATCGTAATTGTGGGCAGTGAAGTATAACCATAACCAACGGAGGTTACTCTAACGTCAGTAATGTCTCCATTGCCTGTATCTTTTTCCTGCACGATAACAGAACCATCATAGGTATCGCCCCTAACAGTTTCTCCTTCTAGAATAAATCTATCCGTAGATTCCATACCAAGATCATCTTCATTAGCAACATGATTATCTACTGTGTTGGTAAGTATGCGAACTGTCTTTGATGATGTAGCACCTTCAATTGTTTCACCTAATGTGAAAGATCCGCTACTCGTTTTATAGATAACTGTTTTATTATCCAGTTGTAGATTGATAACAACACCGGTTGCACCAGATGTTTGACCAGTAATCGTTTCACCGATATTGAATACGCCTGTTGCAGTATCATAGGTAAATGTAGATTCTTCTAGCAACATCTCACCTGGAGCGCCAGGAGTACCTGATTCTAGGGTAACTCTAAACTCACCAGTCAAAGTACCATCTTCTGGAACAATTCCACCATTAACGATAGATACTTCACCTGCAAGGCTTGTTCCATTTGTGTTAGCATTATTAATTACAAGTTGGTCGCCGATCTCATAACCAGTGCCGGCAGTATCCAAAATTATTTCTTCAATTTTACCAGCAGTTACTGCTAATATAGCCGCACTACCATCGTTACCCGTATCAGAAGAAACAACAATAGAATCGTCGGTTGTAAAATATTGACTTGTCTGATAATTACTAACCTCAGTATCAGCAGAACCCAAAATTGACATGGCCTTTGCAGTTATTACTAGGTTGTCATCTGTATTATCAATACCACTAATTTTTTGGCCGCCAACGAATGTTCCATTAATACTACCAGGATTCAATATGAATTCTGTAACAGTTTCACCACCCAACTGATATTGAAAAACACTATCAACTACAGCAGTAGCTTTTCCAATAATACTAAACCCCTTATTGAAATATGCACCACCGCTCAAAATGCTTAGGTCATTTACGGCATCTTGTGTGATTGTTTGACCAACAAGTCTTGTAAGAATATCTGTGTTAGAAACCGAAGTTTCTAATAAAATCTGAGAACCATCTTCCATTAATAAGTTTATATCTGCACTAGAAGTCGCATTTTCCATATGAATGGTGTCATTAACGGCATAAACTCTTAGAATAGTATCATCTGACCATTTACCATCAGAAACTCTGAGCATATCCTTAGTAGGATAAAAAATCTCAGCGTCCTCATCAAGCAATATTCTAAAAAATAATTCATGTCCTTTTCTTGTACCTTTTGCTCGATAAAGGTCTTTAACGTTCTTTAAGAGTTTTCTCTTATCAAGGCCTGCAGCTAAACTGTCGGGCAAAGTTCTCATAAACGCTTCTTTAAACTGTGTAAAAAACTCGCCTATAGTTTCATCAACATCCATATAGTCTAGAAGTTGCATAACATTCTGAACTGGGTTAGCAGTATAACTTACAATGTATGCTGTAGCTCCAGATGTCTCGCCAACAATCTGTTCATTTATTTCAAACTTATTCTGTGAAGAAATAAACAATCGAGAACCATTATTGACATCTTCGGTTCTAACAGTAGCAGTTGCCTTTGATGTTTGACCTGTAATAGTCTCACCGTTAGTAAACGCACCGATACTTCTGACACGACCGCCATTGACGGTATCGTAATCTTCAACTAAAATATTATTTGACTCGCCTGTGCGATATCGATTCGTATCTTCTAAAACAATGTATGTAGTAGAACCCTGTTCATAAAGAATAGAATCTACGGAACCTAAGTTGTTTATTTTAAGCTCAGCAGACTCCATAAACTCATAATAAGCTTTTAGAAACGCTAGAAAGTCTGGATGATCTGATTTGACGAAACTAGGTTGTTGTTCTACAACCTGCGTCGAAACTTTACTATAAATTGTTGCCATTAGTTATAAGAACTGGATGTACTGTATTGAGTTCCACCATCTGATGCACCCGAAGCAATACTATCTGCTTCACCAGTTACCGACAAGTTTAATGTGTCTATTTCTAGTACCTGATTTCTCACAGGTACAATATCATTAGAACTTGGTTGTACTGTAATGCGAATTTGAGTCTGAGTTGCACCATCGTAATTTTCTACTGATGCAATGTTCTCACTATCTAGAGTAATATTGCCAGAATTGTAGTTTACAGAACCAACTGATGCAGACTTATAAACTTTAGATGTGCCAGAGATATAGTATGAGTTTACATTACCCCTACCGTCATCTTCATAGTAATAGACATTTGTATCGCCTGTGTATTTGAAACCTGTTGATGAAATGACACCACCAGCAGATGTGCCGGCAGTAGATGCAGCATGACCGCTATGCGGATTATAGAATGCATTTTCAAAACTAATTGTGTACTTTGTTTCACTACCCGTTGTGGGTAAAAATACTTTACTCATATTAATTTTGGTAATGTTAGATAAAATAGATGGGTCTACTTCATCGATCAATGCAGTAAACTTTGAATACCTAAAGATGGCTTCGTGTTTTTCTAAACTATCATCTGAAAATGAAGAGATTGCAATTGTAATCAATGCGGCCAAATCTTCTTTACTTTTTGCAGTGGCTGTATTATTAAACTTGAAGTTTACTGTTGGAATAATTTTGGTTGTTTCTGGGTCAAGAATAACAGGAGTTATCGATGCAACATTATAATCTTCCAATGATGATATGATAGAGGCTTTGGTTGACTCTGTTAAAGTATTACCCGCCTTAGGTCTAATGCTAATATAAACTTTACCGTAAACTGCTGGGTTAGCATACTCGCCACCCCACACCGAGATAGACTCAACATTGGGATAGATTGTGGGAACAATGGCCGCATAGTCTTTTGCGGTTACTGTTCTGTTCTGAGCAGCATAACTGAATGGTGCATTGTATTTGATAGATTCTAAATTTTCTGCCTCTGCACCACCACTGGCTGCTGTCATCGTTGTGGTTGTAATATCACCGAATCCAGATATTAGTGATGCAGCAGAAAATGATACAGCACCATTAGCTTCTTCTCCATTCGTAACAACATATTTTAGAATAACTATATTACCATCAACCAATGCATTGCCAATTACACCATCACCAAAGTAAACCTCCCATTCATCATTTACAGTTTCTTGTGTAAAGTAAGCGTTGGTCTCACTGGTGATATTAACCAATGAGTTTGCCTCAATATAATTTGTGGTTGTAACATCACTTGCACTTGTTTGAACTTGCACTGAAAGAGTAGAGATATCAACGTTGTTATTGGGTATAATAAACTTTTGATCGACATCGGATAAATTTGTTGTAAAACGAGTTGTGGCCCAAGTACCTTCATAAACAGGAATGCCAGATGTTGAACCAAAAACATAAATGCCATTAGAAGGTTGAATTGTTCTGGATTCTGTATTTACAAATTGATATGAAACACCATTTATTGTTGTCGTAAAAGGATAACCTTCAGGCATTGTAATATTAGCAGTAGATGCATCATTGACTTGCACTTTTAGATAAGCGACAGGTGCCTTAGTAGATATAGTAGTATAACCCAAAGCCTTGGCGTGAGAAGTTACTGAATTTCTTTTTTGTGCCGTATCTAGAAACATTTCGTTTGCCATCATATTGGCAAGAAATGCGTTATAGTGAGTGTTATAGGCAAGAGTATCTAATAGTATGTTCATACCCGAACCTTCAAAATCATAATCAGTGAAATCTGATTGACCTTTTAGGTAAGTTTTTAGATTGTCTTTGATGCTATCGAAATCTAATTCGGTAATTTGCATCTTGCCTTTTGTGTTTATTCCAGCGGCCATTATCGTATTCTCTTGAGGAGTATATCTACATTCTCCAATGTATCTGGTACATTAGTTATAAAAAAATTAATTCTACAAGCTAAAGTATTGTTATCTAGATTTTGTTCCTCTTCACCAAAATCCACACTTTGCAAAATAACTCTAGGTTCATATCTCGTTATAGATTCTTCTATTCTGGTTCTTAAAGCAGAAATCATAATAGGAGAAAATGGTTGAAAAAGCGCAGCACGAATACCTGTACCAATTTCGGGATGAAATGGTTTCTCTCCTGGATTTAATAATACCAGATTGCGAACCGATCTCTTAATAGCCTGAACATCAGTAACTTTAGATACATCTTTTGTTACTGGATTAGGACTAAAAAATAAATTTAAATCTTTATATATAAAGTTATCACGCTTACTGTTATTTACAGATTGTGCGTCCGAAAAACCTTTATTGTATTGTGTGGCAGCCATTGCTAATATTTATATGTTTTTAACTAACTTTTTTACTCTTTACCTTCTTAGTAATCTTCTTTTTGCCATTTGTACCACTATGATGATGGTGATGATGAATATCTCTCACCTTATCTTCTGGTTTCCAAAATATTTGTACCAATCCATAAATGAGGAATAATGTTAATACCAGTTTTACTGGAATAATCCAAATTAGAACACCGATGATAACCATCAATGCACCCAAACTTAAATCTCTATCTTTCACTTTTTCAATCAAATCTTTTATCATTTTTTTCTCCTTAACATGGTTTTACAGGATCATCAGGCCTATCAACTTCTGGTCCGAGAGGCATAATTGTCTTATTGTGATCTTTATACCCACTCCAAGGTTCTTCCAGTTTATAGGTGAACCCACCTGTTCTGACCATTTCACTTTGATCCGTTTCAAACACTTTCGTTGTATTTGTAGCAGGTAGTTTCTTAGTGACATAAGCACTTAGTCCTGCCTGCAAGTTTTCAATAGTATCGTGAAGGTTACGAATGTTCTCTCCACCGACACCCAACTCAACATCATTTTTATTAAGTGCTAGTTGAGTCACACTTGTACCTACTGCCGGCCTTGGGTTAGGCAAGTCAATAGATAATAGTTCCATTGTTTCTGGAACATAAGCATATTTACCGACATCTGCTCTAGGAGGATTCGACCCGTGTTTGAACATAATATTGCCCGCGGCATCTCCTAATAAATTACCACCACAAGCATATAGACCAACATTCTGAAATCCTGTTATTCTTACCTCACCAGCAGCTGCCGAAATATTCATATCACCAGATTGAGAAGTTGCATAATAAGAACCTTTTGCGGTATCTTCAATATGTCCCATTCTAGTAGAACGATAAAAATTATTCCATGCGGTAATGTCTACGTTTTCAGCAGCAGCCATGTGAATGTTGCCATGATCGCCTTCTAATAATGTCTTAACACTGATAGGTGCCTGATTAGATTGCATAGCAATACCATATTGTTTAGGTCTTGTCTCATCACCGATAGCCTCAATCTCAACATGACCTGCCTTCATACGAATTTTGGATCGCTCTTTCTTATTTCTAGAACCAGCACGATACTCATCCGTTTGTCCAGGTGTAACACCTGTGCCGTGTAGATTGATGTGACCATCGGCCTGCATATTGATATCACCATCTGCCTTAAAGTTGATATTACGTTTTGAATGTATATCTAAATCGCCACCAGACCACAACTGAAGTTTCCAGTTAGCAGATATTTCAGCACGGTCGTTGTATCGTATCATTACCTCATCGTCAAAGGTGTGTACAACTTTACCTTTAACATAAACATAATCGTCATGTAATCGAATGTCGTAGTTGTCACCCTTTACATAGTTTGTTCGTGTACCGTTATGGTCAATCTCGTAGTGAGTACCAGAACGATGCATCTGATGTATTCGTTCTGCTCCAGGTGTATCATCATACTCCATAATATGACCTGACTCAGATTCGTAAACATCGTTGTAAGGGTATCGTGCATTGAAGTCGCCTGTTGGTTGATTCCAGTGCATTGCGTTTAATCCGGTCTCTGGATCAGGTGAACCGATATTGATTTGGCGTTCCCGCATATCGGCCTTCCAACATAGTGACCAATGTGGATAGTGTGGAATGACTACACCACCGCCGAGATATTCTGAGAATGGTGGATCGTTTATTACGTCAGCAGCATCAATCTCATATTCGCCCAACTGGTCTTTAACGTGTTTCCATTTAATCATTCCTGGGCCAGACCAAACCTTACTATCCATTGTGCCGAGTTTGATAGTGAAGTTTGTTTCATTGTCTGCACATTCCATTACACGAAAAATGCGACCATTAACTTCTTGTAGGCCCCGAACACCAGCAATCTGTACAATGTCACCTTTCTGCAATAACGGTTTGGCAGGTTCGCCTTTAGATAGATTAGGGTCGGAAAAATATGTTGTAGAATCACCCCACAAACTACTTGCCGTTGTGACTTCCATACCATCAGTAAATATGATTGGTATGCCACCCATAGCAAGTGGGTTAGTATCTGGTGTAGGTACAACTACCAAATCGGTTTCTTTGACATCGTTCCAACTAATGTCTTGTCGGCCATCATCCGGATCACTAATATTATAGACACCGGTGCCATAGTGACCAGACTTAAATAACTCCATAACAGTCTGACGTTCTGTGGGTGTTAGGTTCTCTTTACGAATCCAACGAACTCTAGGATTAGGTACACGATAGTCCTCGCCGTTTATTGACCAGTAACCAACTTCTTCACCAGATGCCTGTCCCCAACCAGCACGATTGTCTGGCGGGTCTACACCAATTAGTTTAGCATCTTCTGATGGTAATGATGTTGGTGTGTCTCTGGTTACTGGAAATGCAGGACCGTATGTTCCACCCATAGCCGCATACTCACGGTTCTCTGACCAATATTCTGGTTCAAGAAAACCTGTTGAGAAAATAACACCTTCACGGCCCTTATCACGAT